CGCCTAGTGGAAAGTTACCTTCGTCTTTGTTATAAAATCCACTGATATATTTTAACATACCAGGTAGCCCATCTTCCTGTGAAGGAGCTTCAAATCCAATGTCTTGCGGAGTCATACCACAGCATTCAAGGACTTCAGCAATAGACATTACTTTATCACCAAAATCCATTTGTGTTTCTAATGTTGCTCCTGACTCTTTTGCCTTCTTAAGAGCAGACTGTAAACCTTGACGTGCTAAGTGACGTGCTTGGCTGTAACCCTGACCATGTTTTCCAGGTGTTGTTTTCTTTGCTGGTTTAGGATCTGGATCAAAAGGAGGATCGTCATTGTCGTCTTTTTTGTCTTCTGCCATAGGAGCTGGAGCAGGAGCAGGTTCAGTTGGCGCAGGTGCCGCAGCCGTTGCAGGTTCGGCAGGAGCAGGTTCAGCTGGTGCCGGTGCCGCTGCCGCCGCAGGTTCGGCAGGTGCCGGAGCAGGTTCAGTAGGTGCTGCTTCTGTCCCGTCGTTTGGGAATTGTAATCGACTTAAAATTTCTTCGTGTTCAGTTTCGACCCAACCTTTAATTATATCATTTAAATCTGTTTCAGCAGGTGCTGCTTTAACAGCATCAATAAAACTTGGTTCGTCAATCAAACCTTTTGTACTCATAATGCCGTTATCACCATTAGGTCCAACTTGCATATTTTGTGCTAAAATTCCATTTAACTTTTCAATAGCTGCATCTTGTGCGTCATTATTTGAACTAATAACTTCGTTTTTATCTTCACGAACAATATCGTTTAGCAAAGATTCATATTGATCTTCAGGTGTTTGTTGTGCTGGTGGATTAGTAGGTTGTGTAGTAGGTTGTGCCGGCTGATTTGTTAGTCCTGCTTTTGCTAATGCTGCCGATGTTGCAGGACCTACTTTCATTGCGCTACTTATTTGTCCATCTTTTGAAGTTAAGTATGGAGCAGGTGTTCGCATTATTGCTCCACCAGATGCACTTCTATTAAGGAAAATGTATGTATTACTTTGTGTATCTAAAACTGCTGGGTATTGACCGCCAGCCGCTTGAATTGTAGTTAATGTAAATCCGTCACCTAAGTCTTGACCACCTTGTGTTTCTTCTCCAAGAATATCATCAGCACCTAGTTCAACAACTGGCAACTCTGATTCGTCTACGAATTTATAAATGTATGGAAATACTGATTTTAGTTCTTCATTAAATGTACGAACAGTTAAACGATCAATTAAATCATTAGCAATTTCTTCTGGAATAATTTGTTCTTCTTGTTCTTCAAAACTTTCAACAAATGCATCATAATAAGAAGTACGCTGTAGTTTGTTGATAGTTTCTTTGATTTCTTCAATGCGTTCCATTACACGACTTGTAACATTAGCCATTGCTTCGCTTAATTGTTCTTGACGACTAACATATCCTTTAAACTTACGTAGATGAGCTAATTCTTCACTTAATCCGCAAATATGTTGACCAATGTTATCGTAAGGATTACCGCCATGCTTAATGTGTTCTGCTAATGCACGAGCACCATTTAGATGCTTGTATGGATACTTAAATCTTTCTCCAGCAGAGTTTTCGATGTAAATGCTTTCGATGTGCATTGTACGTCCTGCTGGCAAATCCATGTTGATTGGTTGACTATGTTTAATAACTAAGCGAGCTTCGCCTAGGTCTTGGTAACTTATTCGGTTGCTACCATAAAGTTTATTTTCCATAATTGCGGGCATAATTGGCATTTCCTTACGTTTAGCCTGGTACTCGTAATCTCGTTTATCCAAGTTACTTTTTCCAATATTTTGTACGTCAAAATTGAGTAATCTATCTTTTGCAAATTGTCTAAAACCACGTATGAAACGATAAGCGCCATGATGAGTTGAATTATCATCATCGGTTAAATCTCCGCTGACTTGAATTACAATGCCGTCTTGTGCATCTAATGTAATTGCAATAGTGCCTAGCGGAACTCCGCTTTCTTCATACTCAAACTCAAAAAATCGAGCTCTAGGAATATCTTCCTTTTTGCTCAATACTTCTGCGTTTTCATCACCTATTTTAATGTTGCGAAAACGGGTCTGTATTTTACCATACAGATCCTTAGCGATTTTATCTAAATTTGCGTCCATGTTATATTTATCAAAGGTTTGAGGAAACGAATATGGGCAACGGCGGCTCCCAGTCATCGTTTAGCTCGTCATTTACACTCATAAGCTCAAAAACTTTAGGATCCCAGTCAGCTAGAATTACACTCATGCGTATTATTAATAAAAGTGCCGCAACTAAATCGTCGTGTTGCCCGTCTTTTGCTTTAAAACTTACGCCGCTGGCAATAAATGTTTTAAGCTCGCTGATTAAGATTTTACTATTGAGCTTCATTTTATCTTCTTCAATCAAGTATTTTAAACGGGCACAGGCAGCGATTTTATTACCAAATGTAGTGTTAAATCCTTTACGGAATTTGCGTACATGTCCTTTTCTAATAGGTTCGCTAACAAATAAACCTGGAAATGTTTCTTCTCCCAGGTCATTAATTACAACTAAAGCTGCTTCTCCTACAGTATTATTTTCTACACTCCAATAGATACTATTAGTGTATTCTTGTCCTATTTCGTTTTGTATATATTTTAGCACATCTCTGAATATTTTTACTTGATCTTGTATGATTGTCAAATTGTGTTGCCATTCTGCTACTTGTACCATACTTGGTAATTCAAACACTTGTATACCAGCAAAGTCGCCGCCTGTTCCTAAACAAGGATCAAGTGCCGCAAGATAAAGATTTCCAGGCGTTGGCTTTTTAAACCAGCGTACTTGTCCCATTTTAAATGTTGGGTCTCTTCCAAGCAATTCTGACAGTTTAATACTGTTGATTAATGTTTCGTCAAATACTAAGAACTCACAGCCGTATTCACGACGGAATCGTTCTTCTCCAATACGGCCCATTTCATTTTTACGCCATTCATCGTCTCGATCCGGGTGTTCATGCCATTCTGCACGGAATCCATGAAACCCGTTTCGACCCATTTGGTCTTCTTTTACATTGCCAAATTCATCAAAAAGGTCTTGGCTTTCTTTCCATATTGTAGCAAATGTATCTTCGTCACTATTAGGTGTTGAAGTAATAATTGCCTTACCACCAGTTGCTAGTGTCGGGCTGATTGAAGTCCAGAACTCTTCAGCAATATTAGGTTGTACGAATGCAAACTCATCGCAATACAATAGGGAAATTGACATACCACGACCAGTATTGCCGGTAGTAGTAGCTGATACAATGCGTGATCCATTATCAAACTCCATTGAGCCCTTGTTATAGTTTACAACACCGCAACGTATATGGTCAGGGCATAATTCGTAACCATATCTAATACGTTGCATAATTTCTTGAGCACCTGTGTATTTGTGTGCGGCAACTAGAATTGTTTGATCTGGATGAAACATAGCATACCATAACAAATAACCTGCAGCACAGGTAGTTTTACCGCTTTGACGTGGCATCATGTTAATGTTAAAACGAAAATCGTGATAACTATGCATGAGTCGTATTTGATAATCAAACGGCTCAAATTTCATCTTACCTTTAGTAGGATGTTGTATGTGAAAAAAGTTTTTTGCAAAATGCAAGTACCCTTCAACAGGGTCAGCACACATTAACAAGTCTTGAACTTGTGCTTCAGTAAACTTTTCTTTAGTATGTGCCTTTTTGGTTAAGACACCATCTAGTGATTTTGCCATAACTTTATTTACACAAAAAAAGGGCTCCTAAGAGCCCCTTTTGATACTGCTGACAAAAATTATCCAGCTGCGCCGCCTGCACTTGAAGAATCGTTATATCCTTGACGAATTAGATCCTGACTTGCTTTTGGTAACGGTCTGCCATATTTGTCTTTTAACTCGGCATCACTTGGTCCCTGACTATAGAATCTAGGTTGAACATTACTTGCAGGTTGCGGTTGTGGTGGTCTTGGTTTTGGTTTAACTTGATAAATTCCACACCATTTAAATTTTTTCAATCCCTGTTTTGCAGCTTGGGCGTATGCTTGACTAAATGTTGGAGCTTCAATTGTTGGAATCTCATTGCTTGGTAAATCTGGTGTTGCTTGAGCTACATCAGTTGATGCTTGTGGAATATTGTTTGACGCAACATTCATTGCGCTTTGTGCTGGTTGTGGATCAGCAGGATTACCGGCTGTTGTATCTGCTGCAGGTGCTTGCTGATACTGTTGAAAAGCAGCAACTGGTGCTTCGTTTATTTTTTCTAAACGAGCTTGCAACTCACGAATCTGATCTGCTAATGAACTCATCTTATTCGCCTTTAATATCTGCGTATTTTTGTGATAGTTTAGCAACTAGTGTTTCGTGCATACGCATTGGATTGCCGCCACCGTTTGCTTTTTTATATTCATCTTTTTCACGATGTAAATCGTCTCCGCTATCTGGAGTTGGGACATTTGTTGGCTTTGGAGAATTATCAAATTCTTCTTCTGCACCGATGCCTACTAGTACATCATCGCCGTCTTGTCCACTAGATTTTTCAATATTGCGTAAAATATCTAACAAATCTTTAATGCCGCCTGCACCACTGCCGTTCATGCTCACATTCATTGTTACTGAATCGCTTTGTTTTGGCGCAGACATTGGAGACATCATACCTCCACATTCACCAGTTAATAATTCATCGCCATCACGTGGCATTACTGCTTTAGGATTCATTGCGTCATCGCCGCATTCTTCTACTCCAGTACCTGAAGCGTCAACTGACGGAACATCTGGAATATCTACGGTTGTGTTCTCAGTATTTTCGTCAATTGCTTTTATTTTTGCATATAAGTCTTGAAAGTTCATTATTTTACTCCGACAGTTTTAGCTGTTGGCTTTTTAACTTTCACACTTCCAACAGGACTCTTAGTGTTAATTTTTTCTGAATCAGCAGGAGCAGATTCAGTTGGCATTTTTGATGCTAAGATTGCATCATTAACGCCTGTGTATTGTTCAAGAGTCTTTTTATCTTTCATTAACTCTTTTAATAAATTAAATTTTTGTTTCTCACCAACAAGTTTTTGACCTGTTGACTCTGCTTCGTATTCTTTGTTTAGTAGTGCTTCGCCTGATTTTTCATCATTAGCGTGATTTAGTTCTTCTTCTTTAGTTTCTGCTAAGTTACGGACTCGTACACTATCAATTGGGCAACGACACTTTTCTGCAATTAACGCTCTAACTTGCTGACTAGTCACTGGATAAGCAGTACACACGTCAAACATAGTAACATTTGTATTTGTAACATGCGGGAAATCTGCATGTGTTTCTGCAATAGGTAAACGCTTGCCCGCTGAGCAACTTTCAACTTTATATTGAGAAAGTGCCGATTTAATTAGCTCACCAGCTTTTTTGTAATCGCCAGCAAGTTTAACTTTAAATTCGTAAACTTTCTTGCTTTCTGTTAGATATTCTTTAAATGATTTCATAGTTTAATCCCGATACTATATTTATTTCATATTCTTTAATTTTTCCAGCAGGCTGTTGCGATCTGTTATGATTACACCATCTCCATTGAGATTAATGCCATTATCTTCGCTATTTGCATCCTGATCTAGCTTTTGTTTCTTAATTTGTAGCTCAATCATCTTGAGTTTTTTGTCAATTTTAGCGGCTTTTGCGTCAATAGCATTTTTTAACATTGTGCCCGCTACTTCAAAAATACGTCCTGAATATCGAGCTTCTACGTTCATGCCCAGGTCCATTAAATCGTCGTATGCATCGGTAGCCCGTTGTGCAAGTGCGTCAAATTCGCTATCACTAGCATCACCAAGTCCTTTAACTTGCGGTAAAGCAGCAGATATTTTGTCAAATTCGCTAATGTCGCGAAGCAACGGCTGTGCTTTAGCCATTTCTGCTTTGGCCGTTTTCTTTTCCTCGTCCTTGATGATTTTTTTGCTCTCAGGGAGGTTTAATAATTCTTCAAGTTTTTTAGTCATACTTTACTTATGCGTTACCTTGGTGGAACATATCATTTTCGTTTATGATTCGAAACTTAATTCCTTGCTGTTTACACCAAATATTTGCCGCAGCCCACTTTGCTTGATTTTTTACGTATTGTGCTTGATTATACTTGTTCTTACCAACACGTTCTAAAATTGTTTGGCTTGCTGGCTTGACTTCAATTAATTCTACGTGCATTGAATTATTTTTATCAACGTACTGAATAAAAAAATCTGGCACATAAATTGTCTGCTTGCCAGTTAAAGGATCTCTGTAAGGGATACTTATTGCTTCACTTGCCCATTTTTGAACACTCTTATGAGTATCGCAAAATCTCATAAATTGAAACTCCCAACTGCTTCTATATGTAGGCATTTTTGTCCCTACATATTTTTCAGGCTGGGTCATGTTAAATTTTCCACGGGCAAATTTTGGAGGCATATTATACTAAAATATTTCTACTTTCGTACTCGTCAATTACTCCAGCAACACGATATCCAAGTACGCTTATTTTTTCTCTATAAGCATTTAAAATCTGTGCTACTACTTGACTTAGCTGTACATCTGTCAATGCTTTTAATGTGTCGATTAATTGAAACACATTTACATTGTCTTCACGTGCTTGATTTAATAAGACTATTCCAGTACTTCTTGCACTTTCTTGATCAAATCCGTGTTGTAAGAAAAACCCAACTACTGCATCAATTTGATTGCTTGGAAAACTTATCTGATTAATATAATATTTGTCAAAGAACTGTTTGACTTCTTGACTTGAGTCAGTTATTGTTTGAGTTGGTAAATTTGTTGCCATTTTATTTTCCTATTGTTGATTGTTTAGCCACAATAGTTGTATTATTTGTAGATGGATTTACTGGGAATGAAAAATTTTGTAGGCCACCGGTTTGTGTAATCTGCTGACTTGACAACAATTTACTTGCTCCAGAATTTTGATTTTCTTTTGTGTTCTGATATGTGTTAAGTTGCGACGATACTGTATTAGCCACTTCTTGAGCATTTAAAGAATTTCCGCCAACAAAACTAGGACTTTCTTGTCTAGACCCATCTCCTGGTTGCAAACTGCTAGGAGTTTGATCGTAATGTTCAAATCCAAAACCTTCTGGGTCGCCTATAGTCACTTGTCCATTGCCATAAGCCACTGCTTCATATCCTATACTCATACTAAATTCGTGAGGTGTATTTCCATTGTTGTAATCTAATTTATTATGGTTAAACGAGTTAATAATCGGGTTCAACAAAGTATAACTGACATATTCATGTCGAGCCATTTGGTAAATTGTGATATAATTAAAAAATGGTGCAGTACTGCCGTTATCTAAACCGTAAGGGTTGGTAATGTATCCACTATTTCGTGTGGCGTTTCTTTTATAAGCACTTGGATCTAATGCGCTAGTAGAATCTGCATAGTAATAACTGTAATAATTTTGCCACAGTTGATTGATCAAACTCATATTATCATCGTGAAATGTAATACTTAATGGCTCATATTTGTGTGTTGTTTGTATATTCTTTTTTCTATTATATTGATTAAGTGTATCAACAGTTACCTTATATTGAGGCAAATCACAAGTTTTTACTAATACATTAATTTCATTTCTGTATCGTTGAACAATGTCAATATTTTTTAAAGCCGCTTGATTTATACTAAATGCCACATGAAATAAAAACTTACTTTTAGGAGCAAGTCTAAATTGATCATCTGTGAAAATTCGAGCAGCGTGGGCATAATCTTTTAATACCACGTTGCTGGGACTGTATAAAAATAAATTAGGTGTAAAGGCCATACAAATATTTATCCACAGGTATTAACTGAGTAGTTAATGAATGCCTATAAAAAAGGCCTACTAGGTAGGCCAATTTTATTATCTTGAACCAGCTGCTGTTGCTGCTGTACCAGCACGTCTCGATGTTGGAGCATCTGCTCCGCCTGAGATTTGGATACAGTTATCTGGTTGAATTGTTAAATCAATAGTTAACATTTCTTGGTTACCGTATGATAATGTGTTGTACTGTGCCTGACGTACATAGCATCCATAACATTCCCATGTTTCAAGAATATTTGGTGTTTGTGCGCCATTACCACCGTCTAACATTTCAACACGCATCAAGAATTTATAGTCGCCGCCAGATGCTGCACTTGACTGTTCAAAGAAGTCAAATTGCTTTTGCATTTGTTCGCCTACTAATTTAGACACTTGACCAGTTACATCATCACGTAACTTAATAGTCATTTCTGACCAACTTGGTCGTCCTGCATAGTTAATTGTTGAGTTATAAACCATAATCTTTTGGTTTTCAAAACTAACTTGTGGACGAGCTGCGTCTTGAACTTGCTTTGTTAATTCAGTTGTTGGTGTTGATACACCAAAGTTTTCAAACATCACTCTAAAGCGATATTTTAACTTTGGCATCAACATACCTTGAGCACTTGCTGATTGATCAGTTGCTAAAGGTACTGTGAATTTTGATAAACTTGCGATTGCCATTTTGTATGCTCCGTTGTTATTATGCTAGGCCCTTGATTTCGCCAGTGTTCTTCAAGCGTAGTGGAATATAGATAAATTCAACTGCTTTAACTGGTTCAATCGCAACGTCTAGGTATAGTTCGTTTCTATCAATACGTGCTGGAGTGTTATTGCTTGTATCACAAACTACAATGTAGTCATATAGAGCACGTTGTCCTACTAACTCAAGCAATAGACTTTCTGCCGCACCTTTAAGTTCGTCTCTTGTAATTTTGTCGTTTGGTTCAAACACATATGGCTTAGCCAATAGTGCAAATTGACGACGTAGATAAATTACTAAACGAGCTACGTTGATACGATCTAATGCCGAAGCATTTCTAGCACGAGTATACTGTCCGTAGTTTACAAGACCTGTTCCTGTAATAAACGTAATTGGATTAATCTTACTATCAGCAAGTGTATCGCGCTGTCCAGTATTCAATGATACTGACTGGAATTCACCTTCGCTAGTTACATAACCAACTGCTGTAGCATTAGTAATTCCACCACGGCGTGTTCCTGCTGGTGCAAACCAAGGATAGCTCACTTGGTCATTTAATGCGATAGTACGTAAAATCATATGGCTTGGAGGAACAACAATGTTATTTCCAATGTTGTCGCTTGTGTAGCCCCATGGATAGAAAATACCCAAGTATTCATCACTTGATACTAATCCATCGTCATTGTCTTCTACTGCACCTGCAACGTTCTTGCCCCAATTATTCAATGTTGTAGCATCTGGTGTTAAACGTGGAGGTGTGTCACCAACCACAAATGCTGTTAATCCGCGATCGTAGTTTAGACTAATCATTTCGCCAATTAGCTCAGGATATCCTGGGCAAGCGATTAAGTTAAACACACGACTTTCTTCATCACGTAACTGCTGATTACTGTTAACAAGTGCTTGTAGAGCTTGGATAACAACTTTACGTTGAGCTTTGCGGCCAAATGTTCCAGCACCATTTACTTGATTTCCAGATTCAGTTACCCAACGATGTGGATAGTATGAAGCCATTGCAGCACCTGCTTGACGCTCGTTATCAGCTAGTACATCAACATAGTCGCGTACGAAACGCTTCACGTTGAAGCCTGAACGACGTAGGTTCCATAGCAACATGCCCTTTGGATATAGTGCAGGATCTGGAGCATCAAAGTCTAAGAAATCACTGAATAGTAGATCTTGAATTGTGCTGTCTGTTGGACCTGCGGCTGATCCGCCGTCAACTGCCCAACGTGCATCTGCAAAAATAATACCGTCTTCTGTAGTTTGGTCTCCAGTATCAACTGCGACCCACTTGCCTAAATCTGCATTGTACTTGTACAATGATGGATAGTTTTCTAAATCACTTGTGTCAATCCACAAGTCGCCAGTAACTAAATTAGTACCATCAGATTGTGTTTTTGGCTTAGTTGCAGAAACAATTGGACCATTTGGATCTGTTAATTCTTCTGCGTCAGCTGACCAATAAGGAGATGCTGTATTAGAAATTCCTGCACCAGCTTCATATTGATAACCTACCCATGTATCGCCGTTGTGAACTAAGATATCAATCTCATCAACCATTGAATTGTACCACAGACGTCCGTCAGCAGCTTCAGTTGTTGGTGCTGTATCGCTAGTTGTAATGTCAGCGTATGGGCTCCATAGTGTAGCAACATAATCATGATCTTGATCAATGTCTGCATAGAAATTTGCTGTACCTTGTCCTGTTCCGTTTACATCAACTGTATAAGGAGTAAACAAATCAGCTATTGGAGTTCCAGTTACATCGGAGAAATGAATATCACCGCCGTCTGCGTGACGAATTG